GACAAAAAACAGAGCAAGAAGTAAAAGGAGAAAATTCATCTAAGGAAGGCGATTCAGAAGAAAGTGAACAAGCCAAACAACAACAAGACCAAGAACAAAAAGCTGAAAGTACAAAAGAATCTCAAGAAACATCATCTGATGATCAATCAGAGACAAGAGAAGTCAATGATAAATTACCTATAATAGAAACACCAATAGATAATTTAGATGATGATATTAAACCTCACTCTAATGTAAGATCAGTATCACCAACATCATGATAGAATATATATTTAGTAATTACAAAGACGATCTAATGGCTATGGCATTTGCATACATTGGTATAATATCAATAGTGATGATGTTCTTACCAAAGGACAATTTCATCAAAAAATTCTTTTTAAGTTTTGCATCAATCTTTACATCTTTATTTAAAAAATGAGTCACGAATCTGAATACCCCTTATTTCCTATTATTGAGCCAGAGTATCCATTGCTGCCAATTGAGCAACCTATTGAAATACAAGAGCCAATATCTATTACTATATCTGATACTCCATTCTTTTATGTACCAGATATGCCAGAGTTTATTAGAGAAGATTATAAGGGACTAGAGTTTGAAGGAATACAATATAGCTGGCAAGAATTTGATTACAGATTACAAGTAGATTACAATGGTGTACCAGAACCATCATTTTATGGTTTAGCACTAGGGTTCGCATTATTATTAGTAGTATTAATTAAAGGAAGAAAGTAATGCCGGGGGGAATCACATCAATCATATTTTTCGGTAAGAAAAACCCAACAAAGCAACCAAAAGTTGCACAAAGAAAAAACATAACATCAACAAGGAGAAATATTAAATAATTATGCCATTCGGAAAAGGAACATACGGAAGTAAAAGAGGTCGCCCATCTAAAGCTGCAAAAGCTAAAGGTAGAGCAATGATGAAAAAGAAAAAGAAAATGTAATTATGCCATTTAGTAAATACAGTCCAAAGCAAAAGAAACTAGCTAGAGTAGCACCACCTCGTGATAAAATTACTGGTGCTGACTTCAAAGCCTTGAAGCGCAGAAAGGTTAAGTAATGCACAGAAAACTCATATCAGTAGCTAAGAAACTAGACAAAGCTAGTAAAGCTCATGCAGGTCAATCTAAGACATTGAAGAGAATGGCTAAGATGAAAAAGAAAGGATGTAAGTAATGGGTAAACTATGTGCAAGAGGTAAGGCAGCAGCCAAAAGAAAATATAAAGTATATCCTAGTGCTTATGCCAATAGCTATGCAGTTCGTGTTTGTAAGGGTCAAGTTAAAGGCCCTGATGGAAAAAAGAAAACTGCTAGTGGTTACAGTAAGAGGAGAAAGGTATGAGCCTTAGAAGATGGCATCAAGAGAAGTGGGTTGATGTAAAGACTGGTAAACCTTGTGGAAGAAAAAACATTGCAAAAAGCAAGCGAGGATACCCTGCCTGTAGACCCACGAAAAGAGTTAGCTCTAAAACTCCAAAGACTCAATCAGAGATGTCTTCATCAGAGAAAGCTAGATTTAAAAGAACCAAAACAAGCAGTAAGAGAATCCCTTACTCACATAAAAGAAGAAAAGCATGAGGAAAGAACATAAGTCAAAGAAAGGTGGACTTACTGCTGCAGGAAGAGCTTACTTCAAAAGAAAGACTGGTGCTAATCTTAAACCACCAGTAACGGAATCAAAACCTACTGGTAAAAAGAAAGCTAGAAAAAAATCATTTTGCGCTAGAATGTCTGGTGTTAAAGGTCCGATGAAAGATTCAAAGGGCAGACCAACTCGTAAGGCACTTGCACTTCGCAGGTGGAAATGTTAAAATTCAATAAATAAAAATCATGAACAGATTACAAAAAACTCGTATAGAAAAACAAAGAGAAAATAAAAGACAGGGTAAAACCCTTAAAGCAGCTTTATCAAGAATATTTGGTAAAAAAACTGCACCTACAACTAAACCTAAAACTACAACAAAAACTGTTGGAACAAAAACCAAATCTGGTGCTGCTCGTGCCGGGACAGGTGGCAAAAAGGGAACTGTTAAATTAACTCCTAAGACTAAAATATCCAAGGAAACTAGAGTAGCAGGTAGAAAAAAGGGTGGAGCAAAACCAGCACCAAAGGTTAAAAAAACCAAAAGACAAGGTAGAAATCAATAGCATTATAAATGCCTAGATACGATAAATATGGTCCTACTGATGATAGAACCCTTGAAGACCTAGATGCTGGGTTTGTTGGCTTTAATAATCGTTTGCGCCCAGACCAGTTAACAGCAGGTTTTCTTGCTGAATGTAACAATGCTAGACTAGACAGAGATGGTTCATGGTCACTTCGTAATGGGGTACAGAATAAAAAAGCTCCATTGTCTACTGGTGATTTAGCTTTTACTTTACCATTCTTCATTATAGGCACTACTGATGATGATACAGATGGCATAACTGCAGCACATGGTGCTTGTAGCACATCTCTAATCGATAGTGTCAGAAGATTACATATAACATTGGCGGGAATGGCTTCTAGTGATGTTAGCGCTATGAGTGTGAATGATGCTGGGATAGCTCATGTTGTAGCAAGTACATTAACTGGCATAGCTCCTAGTTTTACCGATGGAGTTCATGAAATAAAGATTACAGCAAAACCAAGTGCTACATCTGTAACTTTTGCGGTAATGGATTATATTGTAGATGATATTAGCATTGATGGAGGTAGTGCTATAATTAAGACACCTTCATTGGCTGACACCGCAGTAAATGCGATATATGGTGCTTGTAACTTTTCTGATCCTAACTCAAATAATAATGAAAACTATTTAATATTAGCAGCTAACAATAAGGCAGTTGCAGTCAAAACATCTGACCCTAGCACGACTGTCGATATACCATATAATAATTTTACTATATCCGAAAATGTATCTTTGCTACAAGCCTTTAATAAAGTATTTATATTTAGAAAAGGAGCAATAGCCGCATCAATAGATTTTGCTGCAGTTGATATCTCAAATATATCAACAAATAAATTTGAGTTAGTTTCTAATGGAGATTACACACAACCACAAGTTATAACAACAGCTGCAAGAGATAATGCTTTGATAGATGAAGTTTTTACAGTTTGTACTTCTACTGTTTTCAAGGAGGGGCAATCTGTAATTTGCCTCCAACAATCAGATACAGGACTTTACCAATCCATTGGTAGCACTTCAAATAATACTCGTAATCCTGATTTATCTAGGTTTGTGGTTAATGAAGTATTTGAAGCTAGTACTACTACTGTAGCGATTAATGCAGTTTCTATTAGTGACACAACTATAACAATAGGTTGTGATGCTGCACATGGGTTAAAAGTACATCAACCTATTGAATTAAAAGATTTAGATACAGAATTAAATGGTAAGCAAGTTGTGTCTAAGCTAGGACAAGCAGATGGATCTAATACAGACACTAAATTTCAAGTAGAAGTAGCATCTACCTTTTCTGTAAGCGATACAGCTGGAACAGTAGAGCCAGCATCGGGTTTCTCATTTTTAATAAGAGATGATCAAAGGACACAGATAAAAACTCAAGCACAAATAAGAGATGCTTCACCTAAGTTTCAAAGAAAACTATCATCGAGTTTAGGTTTTATACATATGCCTTGCCCAGAGTTTGGTGTCTTACACCAAAGAAGACTCATAGTTCCATATCAATTTGATCAAACTGGTAGCTCTGGTAGTGCAACAATATCATCAAGAAAAGTATTTGATGAGCTTATTGTTTCAGATATTTTAGATAGCAATACATATGATAAGATATATGCTTCATTTAGATTCAATGCAGGAACAAGTGACTTTACTGTGGGTATTGTATCATTTACTGAGGACTCAATATTAGTATTTAATAAAAACAGCATACATAGAGTTAGCGGCACTACTAATCCCGCAACATCTACATCTCAACTTCTAACAGATGAGATTGGTGCTTTAGCTAGAAACACTATAACCCAAGTTGGTTAAAATGTATTTTTCGTATCAGA